ACCGAGTAGGAGTACGTGCGTATAACATTACCGCTATTAGGATTCATTTTTCGGACGATGCGCAACAATTCTCGTTCAAGCTCATCTTTTGTATTGATGTTCTTGTATAGTTTTACAAACTTAATAGCATTGCCACCTTCACCGCTACCATGATCTTTGAAAAACAACCCTCCGTTCATACCTTTAAAGATAGCAAACGAAGGGTTTTTATCATCAGATCGTAGTGGACTATTGAACAATTTTCCTATCTTAAATTGTCCAACATAGTAAGAATATATGTCATAATCAGTCAATTTATCCAACAAGTCTTTTAGACTCATTGTAATTGCTGTTCTCGTACTATACATGACTTATAAGTTCTTAGTTAGTATTTGTGCCGTATTAGGAGTCGAACCTAAATATCTCTCATAAGAGTGCATTAATTCCTAAATGCTATTACGACGGTAGAATATACATATAGAGACCACTTTAGGCCGCAGTCTTTTATTTGCCTGAACTATATGTATATTCTGTTAAGCGATATCACTTAGTGGCTCAAAGGGGACTCGAACCCCCAAGTTCCTTTCGGAACGGCAGATTTTAAGTCTGCTGCGTATACCAATTTCGCCATCAAGCCAGATGCTATTTTTGTACCAAGCATAGCTGCTTGTTGCTACCTTTGCAGGCCGTACTGTCGGATAATGCACGTTTTATATGCCGACTCAATTGTCTAAAAGAAAACTTTTAATAAATCTAACATAGAGGGTTTCTCAACCTCACGTCCGCCTTAAGGACGACATTTATAACTTTCCGCTGAAAGCATTTTCGGGTTAGACAATGTTATCGGGAGAGGAATCGAACCTCTCTAAAACCATTCCGATACCCCGGAGTTAACCGGACTCCACCAGACCTATTAGAACGGTAGGTCATCCGTTTTCTCAGTAACCGGAGTACTGCTTATAGTGGCAGCAAGCGGGTCTACAGGCTTTTCTTCATCAGCCTTTACAGGACGTTCAAGAAGGTCATTCTTAAACAATTTAATCTGAGACTCTTTGACATCCATAGGTTCTACATATGTTCCATACTTAGATACCTGTGTATATCCTTTCTTGTCGTAAATAACTTTAAGTCTAAGCTTTTTATTGGTAGGAATAAAGGGGTCTAAGGTGGTTTTAACCCAATTAATCATATCCGTAAAAGAGTTCAACTCTACATCAGGAGCAGTAGTGAAACTGTTGATCAACTGTAGAATGCGTCCAAACTGAATGTTGTCGCGGTTCTGCAAATCTTCATCAGTTTTAATCCACATATTTTTTTCGTTTTTCCACTCTGTGAATTCAGCAGTTTGTCCTGCGCCATTCTCGAATGTTACACGAAGGAAGTCTTTTCCCTGTGGACTCTTTTCAACTGCTACTGATTTCAATATTACGTCGTTGTTAATGCCTACAGGCATATAATTTGAATTAAACTCTTCGTTATTTACAATTGCTGTTTTAGTATTATACATAATTTCTATTTATTTTGACTTATAGTTCTTAATTTTTATATATTCTATCCCAATGAGTAGTCAAGACACCTGTTTCTTCATCCATTTCTGAAATGACGATGTCTTTATTTCTAAGGTGGTCACTACGACAACCCATAGAAATGTTTTTACCTGCCTTGAATTTAATATGTACTTCGTTTCCATCTCTGTACATATACCCTACTCCATCACACTTTCGACACACCATTCCTGATAGTTTTCCTACCAGGTCTAATGATCGTTCTGACAGTTCTTCGCCTGTAGAAGGATCATTTACGATAGTATCTTTAATATGACCGATTAGAATAAATTCATCGCATAGTTCTTTGAACATGTCGATAACTTTTAATACGGCTTCTCGTAAATACAAATAGCCAGAGCCCTGTGGAAGGGTTCTAACATCTGTACCTGTCCAATTTTTACCCATTGGTTGTTGTCTATACAACGTAGCAGCATAACTTAAACACATCTCCTCGAGAGAAGTTGCGTTATCTATAGTTATGTGTCTATAGAAATTATGCCCTACCTCCTTATTCTTAGCTCTAATGGCTTGAGCAGCTTCACCTAAATCGTTTATATTTCTACATTGTATTGCCATCGCATCTACAAATGTAGAACCGCCTTCTAGGTCTATGATTAGATTATTATCCAGTTGTGCTAAAGCAGAAGTTTTTCCGACTTTTTCACGACCGAACAATACTAAAAATTTCGGATTAGTTGTACTTGCTGGAATTTTCTTAGTAGGTAATATTAATGACATGGCTTATAGCTCTATTATGTTATTATAAGTTAATATTAATGGTCAAGTTACGAGCATTGGTATAAATATCAATAATCGTATTCTTCATCTTCGGGGCAATCGTGCTGATAAAATCAGTTGACGTAAAGTCCGAATACTTAAACACATCAAAGCCGATCTGGATCTCATCATCATAGAAGATAATGGGCGTATTGTCAGACAGGTAATATGTTCGACCAATAATAAAGTCATACAGCTTATTCTTAGGCTCCTTATAGTTTGCCAAGAAGTTAGCTGCCTTGAGGAAGTCAGAAGTGATATCCTCGGCGTAAGAGTTACATACAGTGGGTTTAGTAAACAAATACTGATTCTTCTTGATCACATCAGCGCATATAATGTCGTCAATAATCTTAGAATAGTTTGTAGACTTACTTTTGCCGATAATCTCATCGATAAAGTTTTTCTTACTGTTGTTAAAATCACTCTTAGTAAATGTATATGTTTTCATAAAATTCAGCCTTAATTTTGTTTTTACTTAGGACACACTTTCAATCAAGTTGTTATACATTAGATCGTTCTCGAATTCAAGTATACAAGGTTTACCTGCATCTCTATTTTTTAAGATATGCATATACACCTTGTTTTGTGTAGGTAGATGATTCGGTCCATATTCCGATATATTTAATATTTCCGGTCTATGGATTACTAACACATAATCGCTTCCTTGAAAAATTGCATCCGATGATGATAAATCGCTGCGCATTGGGTAATGCGAAAGCGGGTTATTAATCCTTTCAGGCGCTTCTATATTTCGATTCATTTGCGCTAATTGTATAATCGACGTAAGTGGTAACTTTTTAGCTTGAATAAATACACGCTCAAGTTCACTAATAGTCTCTATTACAGAGCCTACTTGTTTCGTCAATAGGGCATGATCATACAAAATAACAAAATGTTTCTTTGTTCCCTTTACATAGGTGTTATAGAAACTAGATATTATTTGCTCAACTTGCGTGGGAGTACACGGGTTATCTACAAAATAGATAGGATACTCCTTTAGCTGGTTGGAAACAGCGACGACTTTTCTAAATGTTTCTTCGTCGAGGTCCGTTTCCGAACTATACAGAGTCGAAGTAGTCTTTCGTAGTTTATTAGAAAGAGTCCTTCCAACTTGCCTAAACCCAACCATCTCAAGTGAGAAGTTTAGCACAACAACATCTTCTGAAGAATTTAAATCAATCACATCACTTTGTAGTAAGTTAGCAAAACTAGACTTACCACTTCCAGAAATGCCAGCAATAGTATAAACAGTATTGGGTTCTATACCTCCCATACATTGCTTATTAAACTTCTTCCATCTAGTCTTAAGCGACGTAACGGTGTGATCTCGTCTTGCCGCAATGTAGTTTATAGCTTCTTGTGCTACAACTGACATTGGTCTAACGACATTACAATAACTCTGTTCCATAAGCATTTGTATTTGTTGTACTATTATCTGCCATCTCTTCCTCAGTTTCTTCCCATTGATGGTCTATTAACCATCTCCACATCGTTTTCATATAACCAATTTTACCTTCACGAGTCTTTTTATTTATCTCGTATTGAAGACAATTGATTAGATGTTCCTTCATTGCTATACTATTACCAGTTGTAACATTAAAGAAATGACGACATTTATTTACGTTTGCACGAAGATAGCTTTTAACACCGTCTGGGCGCAATACGTATACTGGGTATATATCATAAAACAGATCGAAATAGTCTTTATCGGGTGCTATTTTTTGTTTAAGAAGATCTGTCTCCTGATATATTTTTGAACTACCTTTCTCTATCAAGGTTACAAGTCCCTGAGAAATTAAGTATGATATTTCATCGTCGCTAATAAGGCTGACAATTTTGCGAACGTCTTGATTTGGAATTTGATTCTTATTCAATACCATACTTAGGAATATCAACTGATTTAGATTGATATTTGGTGCTGCGTTTAGCAGCTTTGTATCTACTTCAATAATCATCTCTTATACTCTTTGGTTAACAAGCTGGTTACTAAAACAGCTCCAACTGTTGACAGACAAATTCTGATATGATTTTATTTGCCTCACCAATATAATACTGGTAATTCACATGTCTGTTTTCAATTGGGATATCATTCATCTCGTTTAAGATAGTTACTCCAGATTTAGTAAGCATATTCGCTACTTTACCTGTGTCATCTACCTTGAACAAGGAATAATCGTTTGTTGACGCATAGAATCGATTTATTCGTTGTACAGGTTTATCACCGTGTAAAACTTTAAATTTCTTATCTACGCGCTGGTACATCATAAAGTCTTTAATGTCTTTGGACGATTTGATGTACTCAAAAGTTGGTTGTTTGGTTAAAAAATAGTTTATCACAGCCTTTGGAATAATGGCTGGTGCTAACCCTTTACCCAATCTAGGATCTGTGATAAACATTCCCTTTTTCTCTATCAGTTTAGGGTCGTGAGATTGTGAATACCCTAGATCGGAAGAGCGTCGTGTAGGGAAAG